GGTGACATTGCGAATCTTCCAGCCACTGTTAATGGAAACGCAGTCACAGATGTTATAGAAGCAGTTCAACAACTTGAACTTGCTCTTAGCACTGTTATGTTTCCAACAGTCATTGACTTTGATGACTCTACAGGAGTAGGCAGTGAAAGAATTAAATTTGGCGATGATGACGATTTGCAAATCTACCATGACGGCTCACACAGTTATGTAAATCATAATGGTACTGGTGATCTTCTTATCACTGGTAACAATGATGTTGATGTAACTGCAACCACAGACATTGGAATCACCGGCGGTGGAGATATTTCCATGAGTGGTGGTGGAAATGTTCTCGTTAACGGTGTTACTGGTGTTGATGTTCAGTATAATGGAACGACAAGATTTTCATCAACAAATACTGGCCTTGGTATTAATGGAGATATCGTAGATTCTTCTGGTGGAATGACAGGTTCGTTAACACTTCCAAATCTTGGCGGAACGATTGCGACTGAGGGATTTGGTATCGCTCTTGCAATCGCTCTTGGATGATGATTATAAATAGTATAAAAGGAAAAGAATAGAATGGCAAACAATTTCAAAAATGCTTTTGCAACAAGTGTTAGTACGAACTCTGCTTCGCCAACTGATGTCTATACTGCAAATAATGGTTCTGCCGTCAATTCAATTCTTATCGAACTTGATATTGCAAACACAGGAACATCTGCCTCAACTGTGACAGTTCTGATATATGATAGTAGTGCAGCTGCGTCCTATCATATTGTAAAGAATGCTCCAGTTCCAGTTGGTTCTGCATTGAAAGTTGTATCAGGTCAGAAGATTGTTTTGAACGGTGACGATAAGGTGCAAGTATATGCTTCGGCGGCAACTACAGATGTTGTTGCATCAATTCTAGAAGATGTTACATAAGGGGTAAAATATGTCCAACTATATTGGTGTACCACATTTAAATAGGATTTCCCCTTCATTTGTTAAAGAGGACTTTCTTGGTTCAGACTTGAGCAACATTACTGTTGGTTCAGTAACATACACAAATGCGTATGAATTGTCAATAGACATTCCTGGCTCAAACACAGAGAACTTGCTTGTGGTTTTGGATAACGTGGTTCAAGAACCAGAAGTTGCTTATGTGATTCACGAGAATGCAAGTCAGCAACCAAGAATTTTAGAATTCCAAGGATCAGTCGCTTCGACTGCTTCTATCTATGTGGTGCATAGAGGTGTTGGTTCATATCAGATTAAACCACCAACAGGTTCAGTTGGTGCAAACGAACTTGCTGCAAACCTTACATCATTTACAACAGATGTTTACACTGGCGATGCATCAACAGTTGCATTTACTCTTTCAGAGACACCAACTGTAGCAAACTCTGTAATGGTTTTCGTTGATGGTATTCTTCAGAAGTCATCAACCAACTACACCATTTCTGGAAACACACTTACATTTACCTCAGCCCCAGATGCGAGTGCTGAGATTGAAGCAAAACATTTTGGTGTTCGTGGAGTTATTCGTAGAAGTACAGATTGGCAATATGATACATTCACTGGTGATGGTTCAACCGTTGCATTTAGTTTAAGTAACTCTGGTGTTACTGCAAACAATGCTTTCATTTTCTATAACGGTATTGCTTTGAAACCAACAACAGACTATGGTATTAGTGGAAACACATTAACACTTACATTTGCACCAGTTAATCTATCAGAAATCATGGCGAGGTATCAACTATAATGGCTAGTAATTCAAAAAATCTTGCTGAACTTTTAAATCCAGATGCATCTATTTCTGGAAATTTAGATGTAACAGATGGCACAATCAAGCTGGATGGTAATTATCCTACTGGTACAGCTAATGTGGCATTGGGTAACGCTGCGTTAGATAGTGGTTCTTTAAGTGGAAATTATAACACAGCATTAGGCGGAGATGCATTTACCAATTTAACAACGGGCAATAACAACTTAGCCGTTGGCGCTTATGCGGGACAGAATCATACGACAGGGTCAAACAACGCATTTGTTGGTGAAGAAGCTGCAGTTGGTAATACGTCAGGTAGTTACAACACAGCCGTAGGCCGTACCTCCCTCTACTCCAACAGCACCGCCAACAACAACACGGCAGTCGGCTATCAGGCTGGGTATAGTACAACAGGTGGTGATAACACCTTTGTTGGTTATCAAGCGGGCTATTCGAACACTGGCACTGGTAATACTATTGTAGGACAATACGCTGGTCGTGATGGGACTACAGGGATAGACAACACCTTTGTTGGACGTAACGCTGGTTACACAGTTACCTCTGGGTCAAACAACACTATCTTGGGGATGTTTAATGGCAACACCTTCTTAGATATGAGGACACTAAACAATCATGTTGTTCTATCTGATGGAGATGGTCTTGCTAGAATTATTCACGATGGTGATGATGTTTGGCTAGATACTAGTTATGTTGGTTATGACGGTGGTGATCAGAATGTTGCGTTATACAAAAGGATTAATGTTGGCAACCTAGCAAGCGGCG